CTACCGCTACTGCGTTATCAGCTTTTAATGTTTCGATAGCACCGTTTACTTCGGTTTTAACGCCTTCGAAAGCACTTTTAATTTCTTCTACCATTAGTTGAAAATTTTAAATGATTGTAAATATTTGCTTACCTCGATTTCAACGGAAACCATCGGGTCTTCTTCTTCTTCCAATGCCTCTTCTTCTTCTACACCTTCTGGTTGCAAGTCAGCTGGTATAACTTCTGGCGGTTGTTGTTCTGAAGGGACTGATTCTTCATCTTCCATTTCTGCGAGATATTGCTGTAATTGTTTAAGTTTTAACTCTAACAAACCGAATGTCTCATCTGTATAGAAACCATTTCTCAAAGACTTGATAGTTTTAGCTATCTCATCAATTAGAGTTGATTTGATTTCAGACTTAACCATTACCGTTGGCGTATTAGAATTAGCTCCCCATAAAACTGAGGAACCTTCAAACAATTTAATTTCTTGAATTTCGTTATATCCAGACTTAGCTTGAGACTTTACAGTCTGGAAACCAATGCTATGTTCTGTGATATGACCTTCTTTATACAACTCATAAGTATCTCTACCTAAAGTTGTATTTGGCATCTTAACTCTTGACAATAAACCAAAATTATCTTCTGCCAATTCTTTTGGCTTAGATACTGGTTTGTCTGTAGAGTGGTTAAACAAGTGCCAGATTCTATTCTTGCCTTGTGGGCCGTTCTCTTTTATTGACTTAGTAAAAGCACCTGGCATAATTACATCGCCATCGCTATCTACATTACCAAATGCAGAATAGTAAACCGTAATGGTTCTTGAGTCATCAGCCATATCGACTGGTACTCCACTTACTGCTTTCTTATTATAAAAATTACTCATATTCATTTTTTTAAGCAATAAACACAGTACAACATCTACAGTTACAATTATTCATTGCACCTCCGTTTGCATCATGTGCGTATTGCATCTCAATTACTCCTCTATCTGGCGTATTCACAAGGAACGGTTGATTAATCGGTATCCTCACTCCACCTGCATCTGGATTGGTTTGCCTATCCAATGTTCGGTGCCAATCTCTGTACCTATTATTCTTAGCAGGATAATCTGCCGCCACCCATTGCTTTAGCAAAGGTATGTTAACAAATTTAACTGCACCCATCATACCAGCACTTAATGCTTGATGTGATTCCGTTCTTGCAATCAGCAGACTCCTTGCGTTGTTAATCTTCCCTTCTTGTAGGTTTTTAATCGCAAGTGAATTAACCTCGTTAAGACTCAAGTTATTTTCTTGTCCGTATCTAATAGAGCCGTTCAATATCCTTGTAATCTCATTCTTGGTAGTATTTTCAATCCCATACATTTTAGTTCCGCTGTAGGTTGTCCAATAAGACAACATAAAAGCTAACCATTCATCCATAATGTTCAATGGGTCTAAATCTACTGATTCTGCTTTTTTATACTTGTCAAATATCTTTTGATACGTCATGGCAGTATATCCGCCAGTGGTCTCATACAAAGTTCGTAAAATATTATTAATATTCTTTCCGTCAAATAAAGCATTCTGATTATTGACAGTTTGCTGAGCTCCATAATCTTTAACCAACTGAGCAGCTTTATCAAAGTCAGATTGTAAAGCAGCCAATATCTTAGGCTGATACTCTCTTACTGATTTCCTTGCAATCTTTTGTTGCAAATCAAACTGCTGAGAAGGCGTGACTATTTTAGCCATTATTTTACTGGTGGTATATTATAATCACCTTGTTGTTGTGCACTCGTAGGGTCTTGTAGCATCGTTAACTCATCGATAGGTAAGTAACCTGCTGGGATAAATATTTCATCCATAACTGGGTCATTAGAAGTATCGTAACGCATAGCTGCTCTTTTCTCGTTAGGAGTAATCCACCAAGATTGAGACAAGATACCAGAAAGTTCTTTCATATCTTCTTGCAACTCTGGGAATACTGTAATATCAAAATCGATATAGTACCCTTGTCCAATTTCTGCTGCAAAGAATCTATTGAAAGCATCACGAAGTGCCACTAATTCTGGAAGTACTACTTGCGTAAGCATTTCCTTCTTAGCTTCTTTCATGTTGTTATAAGTCTTGTTATCTGGGTCGTTAAACAACGCAGAGTTTACACCATACACATTACAAAGTTCTCTAAGGGTGACTTTCTCAGATTCTAAAAGCTGAAGGTCAATAGGGGATAAACCCATGTTTACCCAACCTAATTTAGCACCAGCGATTAAAATCTTACCAGCGTTCTGAACAATGCTACCTTGAGTCTTAGTTCCGTACTGATTGTAGAAATCTTCTTTTAACTTACCAGCTTCCTCTTGTCCGAAGTTGTTAGACTCATCGGCATACAAGATACCTTTAGGGCCTTGATTCTGTAACATACCAACAGATGTATCTTTCGCATCGTTGCTACGTTGTACCGTTCTATATGCAGCTTGTAGAGGACTCAGCCCATAGAGCTGTGACCCGTTCGTGTCGAAGTAAGGGTTGAAGTATTTTAGATGGATTACGTCTTTCGCATCTAAGAAATCCCATCCAACAAGTGTAAAAGAATAACCTTCAACCCCATTGATAGTACCATCTGAAATAATGGCCATGTATTGCGGAGGGAGCACGACTAATTCTTGAACCTTACCGTTTTCTAATCGGTTAGCCCATACAAAAGAATTGCCGCAAATAAGTTTATAACCAATTACGCTTTCAATGAACTCAGAAAGAGATTGATATTCGTTTGGTTTTTCTAATAAAGTGTTTAATGGGGAATCAGCAATCTCATCAACAGCCTTAATCCTAATCAACTCGGCCTTAGCTAAGTCTTGAGTAGTTGTTGAGTTTTTAGTGAGTGCTGCATATCTTGTAAGGGATTTCTTATCCTTTACCTTGTAAACGTAAAATGGAACACTTGATACAGTTTTTGATATACGCTTAATGATGGCATACACCTCACTATTGTTATCGTAATCGTTTACGAATTTTCTTTGGTTAAGTTCTGGATATAAAGTTCTTCCAGCAAGTAATCCTCCGAAATCAGCAAATGGACTGGTAACTTGTATCATTCCATTAGGAGCTTGTGCCTTTTGGTTGAAAGGGTTAATGGCTCCGAATATGTCAGTTAATTTCACGCTATATGATATTTTTACAAAAGTAACAAATTTTTAGCCTATACTACCCAGCCTCTTTTTGGTTTAGCAAATTTTGAGTATATAGCATACCTCATGGCATCCATCAAGTGGTCTCTAAACTTAACTGGTTCATCAAGTGTATTGCCATCGTTGTCTGTTTTCCACTTGTAGTTTTTAAACTCATCCAACAAATCTAAGGAATCGCTTTTAACTATCAATGGAAATGACTTTACCTTGTTGATACCAGCAAAAACATCTTTAACGGCACTTTTAAGGCTAAATCCAGCCTTATTAATCTCAGCTATGGTCTTGGGTTCAGCGGCATCAGCGAATATCTCTGTACGCTTGTCAAAGCCAAATGCCTTTAGCCTATCGATGAGTAGTGATGTAGACATTTTAGTTTCGTAGATGAGTTGCTCCACGAACATCTCGTTATCGAAGTGTTTGATACGCACCAGTGCGGTTTGATTGTTGTAGCCAAAATCCAGTCCATAAAATATTTCTCCTCCTTCGGGAAAGTTACGTCTGCGTTTCCAATGGGTATAAATAGTTGCTTCTGATATTGCTCTTTCACCTAAACCATAAACTCTCCAATATTCATGGTCTGCATCTTTAAGTCTCTCAATCTCCTCCACCAAAGATTTCTCAAGGAATGGGTTGTCTTTGTAGGTAGTGATGGTAAAGTCAGTATCTTCTCTGGTAATTACCTTGTCGTATATCCAAGAGTAGTAATCTGAAGGGTTATAGTCAATTACAATCTTTTCTGTGGTTCTTAATGCTAACTGCATCCAAGATTCATAGTTAACCTCGTTGGCCTCGTTAATAAACAAGTAGTTTCTTTTACGACCTCTTATTTTTTGTGGTTGGTCTGTAGAGACAAACTCTACGGTATTGCCTCCTAAGAAGTAAAGATTTTCTGACTTGTTGTGCTTTTCTTCTGAGTATAGGCCATATTTTGACAGAATCTCGATAAAGTCTCTCATTACTGAGCCTTTTATGGATGGCAACGAGGAACGGCAGATAGTTAGTGTCTTCCCTTTTTCTTGTAATAATTTTACGATAAACCAGGTCAATACATTGTAGGTTTTGCCAGACCTTGTTCCGCCTTGCATAACAGATATTTTTTTCTGGCTGTTTTGCAGTATCTCGAAAACGATGTTTGTGGTTACGTTCATAGGGCATTAGGGAAAAATTAAAAAATTGGCTTTGGTAAAGCGAAACTAATACTTTTTGGTTTTATACAAGGGTAGGCCCCTAAAAGTTTACCAATAGAAAACTTTATCAATCACAAATAACTTGTTTATAGCTCATATAAATCATTTTTTGACCGATAACGTCAAGTTTTTTGAACGATAAACTTGACACTACTCCTCGAACTCATCTTGGTCGTTCATATCCAACAACTCACCTTTGCTATGGTCATATAATGGAATCTCTGGTATCTCGGAAGCCAATGTGGCTGGAACAGTAAAGCTGTTATCTTTCTGAGTATCGAAGTTTATTATATTCTCATCTCCATCGAGCTGCTTCTGCAAGTTAGGTAATTCTGATGGCTTCACTACGTTAACCGTAATCTGCTTCACCACATCTCCCTCATGAGCCACCTCAGTCTTTTCAATGTACCCTCTTCTTTTGCCCTTAGTCTTAAGTAAAAACATGGTAGCTAAAGTATCACCCTTAGTAATCCTCTCCATCAACTTGTGCTCCCCCCAGTCAAGCATAATCTCCTCTGGCTCTATTTCAGCTAAAGCCTTCTTAAACTCAGTATCATTCTTCATCCAATTCTGATACATAGTCCTACTAATCCCACACGCTTGACAAGCAATGGTAATATTTCCAAAATTCTCCCTATAAGCAATGATAAATGCTTCTTTCGTTATATCCTTAAACTCTGCGTTCATATTATCCAGATTTTGATGTCTCGTATTATTGACCTCAGCTTATTAGTCTTATAAGTCCTCTTAAACCTTTTTACATTTCTTTTTGCCTTTAATAGGCTTATCTCAAAAGCCGCTTTTGAAGTATAAGATAACTTCATATTATCTATTCTTTAGTTTGTTTACCAAATTTTCAGACTTAACAATACTTCTATACTTCCTTGCTATATCTCTTGGTATAAAAAATGAAGGTATTTTTATCATAATAGGCTTTTCTTTTAAATCTTGTGTCATATTATCGGTTTTTGGTTGGCGTTCTGATTGATATAATTCCCACCTTACTCTTCACCATTAGGTTATTGTGCCCCATCCAAGCTCCACACTTATCACACTCAAACTGCACCTCCCTAATCTGACTATTCCAAACATACTCCTCCTGGACTACACCACACTTGCATTGATAGTTCTTCTTACCAAATGTATCTTTCATAGTTCTTGCTTTAACTTGGTTACGTTATTGCTAAGAGGCTTTACCAAGTATTAAAATTAAACCTAATGTAATACAAAGAATAAATTTTACAAAAACTAAAGCAATTATAAAATGCCTATCTGCAGTTTCTGATGTTGTTTCAAATCTACTCATAGCGTTAACTGAAGTCAAAGCTACAACTATTATACCAAAACAACAATACAAAAGTTAAAATTGGTGAAAACAATGTTTTATATCAAAAATGTGAAGGGCACATTGGCGTTGTAACATTGATTACACGAATGAAAGGGGTATGGGGTATACCATCCCAAAAAATCCACATAGATAGCTCATACAATAGGTAAGCACCTATTTTCTCAAGTTTAGGTATGTCTATGTACTATGCAGTCGACAAAGTGTCTAAATTAGCCTCTAAATAGCCATAAAATTGATACTAACTTATTTAGTAGGTAATATAGTTATAAATACAATTTAGATTGCTGTCAGTTGCGTTACATAAGAACAAACCAGATAAATAATCACTACCTCAATTCAATTTCTTTGGTATAGTATGCACAATATAATTAAGGATATATTATTTATTTTAGTATATATTATATCTTATATTATACAATATATCTTATATTATATATTATATATTATATACTATATATAGTATAGAATATATCCTCACTGGATTATCATAGTAAAGTTTCTGTACCACTGGTATGAATTTAGACTGGATATCATTTCACATTATTTCATATTATTTTAGATTATTTAAGATATTATTCTTAATATTACACTGCCATATAAAACAAATGGCATACATATTATGGAAAATTTATATATCTTATTGGTCATTCAATTGACACTTTTTGCAGTAATGATTGCAAATCTGGGTAAGTTATTAATTCACCTAATCATCAAAGAAAATTAACATGAACACACACATCACCATCATCGAACTTGCACTGCTTTTTGTAGGCAGTATTTTTTTCTACGTTCTTATCAAGACACTAATTAAAAAATAAAAAACACACACACCATGAAAACTATCAAAGAGTGGTTTCAATTATTACCACAAGCAATAAGAGACAAGGCAGCAATTAACTACATCATCCAGAAAGGTGCTGACTCTTATGAAAATCACACAGCAGAGTCACTTAAAAATGCAGTAGACTCCTTTGTATGGAGTGAGACAACAGAAGGACAAGATTACTGGTATACAATTAAGCAATCATGTAATGGTGACCAATATTGTCAAGGTATTACCATGTCATCATCATTCATTAAGATGCTGAGAAGTATTGAGAATAGTAGTGATATTGCAAGGTTGCTACTGACACCAATGTACACTACCATCACAGATTTTGCTGACTACATCACCATGCGAGGTGATATGGGAAGTTATCTACCTAATGGCAGAGAGCATAAGACTAATGATGAAGGGAAATGGAGTAGAGATGGTAGACAAGAAATGAAGATTGGAAAACTTGCAAGAAAGCTACTGAGACAATCATACATAGATACTTTGACAGATGCAGATTTTGAGAAGTTCACTAATTGTGTCAAGTCTTATATTTCTTTGATAGGTGATGATGATGGTGATGGTAAGAAATTAGAATTGAGACTGATTGAAGGTGATGATATTTATGATGCGTATGATGCAGATAATTATAGCACAATATTGGGGAAGGATAGCAACTTATGGGGAAGTTGTATGAGACATGAAGAGTGTAGAGACTGGTTAAGTATTTATGCAGATAACAAAAAAGTATGCCAGTTGCTAATTGCAGAGGACACAGAAAAAAAGATATTAGGCAGAGCAATTATCTGGAAGTTAGATGATGGTAGAGTGGCAATGGACACCATCTACTCACCAGATAGTATAAGAGAAACTTTTTTCAATTATGCTATCAAAGAAGGATGGTATTACAAGTCATCACAATCATGTCATAATCATAATTTTGATAGATTTGATGGTGAGTATCATCAAGAGTCTAATTTCAATAGAGCAATCGTAACACTTACACATCATCAATATGATGTCTACCCATATATGGATAGTTTATATTATTTAAGCACTGATGGTAGACTAAGCAATGAAATGTTCACTGGTGATAAATTCTACATATTAAGAGACACTGGTGGAGGATATGAGAGGGGTGGATATGTAGAGTGTGAGTGGAGTGGAAGATGGGTAGATGAGGAAGAGACTACCTATGTAGATTATGAGAGACCTAATGGACAACAATTGGATGGTAGAATACATCAAGATGAACTGGTATGCACAATTGATGAAGATTGGATATTAAGTGAAGATGCAGTTGAAGAGTATAGCACTGGTGATTGGTATTTAAGAAATGATGAAAGGATTGTGAATGTACCATCAAGGGATGAATATAGACTGCTTGAGGATTGCACATATAGTGATTATCATAGTCAGTATATATTGAGTGATGAGGTAGTTCAAACTGGTGATGGACATATCATACATGAAGATGAGGCAGTGGAGTGCTGTATTGATGGATTAATGTATGATGAAGATGATATCATGACAGAAATAATTGATGGCATCACATATAAATTCCATCAAGACAATCAAGAACAATTTTTCGAACAATTTAAACAAGTAAGCAATGAGACAGGAGTTAATTAATGTACTAAGTGTGCAAAGTGAATCTTATAATAGCACTATGATGGAATCTTATATTACACACCAGATAGAAAGCATGGGACTAACTGCAATACATGACAAGGGAAATATCTATTGTATTAAAGGGATTGCAGATACTTACCCATGTATTGTTTCTCACATGGATAGTGTGCATAAGATAATACCAGATGATGACTATCATATCATGTTTGATGATCGTATGGCAATGGGTATAAATTTAGCTACCATGAAGCCCACTGGATGTGGAGGTGATGACAAAGTGGGTATCTATGCTTGTCTAAGATTATTACAAGAGTATGAATGTATCAAAGTAGCTTTTTTCAAAGATGAAGAAGTGGGATGTGATGGTAGCTATGATGCAGATGTAGAATTTTTTAAGGATGTAAGATTCATACTGCAATGTGATAGAAGAGGTAACACAGATTTTGTGAATGAAATATATGGCACCCAGTTGCAGAATAAGAAATTCAAAAAGCAAGTAGCACCACTACTTAGAAATCATGGCTACAATTTTAGCAGTGGAATGTTGACAGATGTTTATGCACTTACACAGATAGGAGTAAGCGTGTCAGTTGCTAACATATCATGTGGTTATTACAATCCACATTGTGATGATGAGATTGTGATGTTTGAAGATGTTGACAACTGCTTAGACTTATGTAGAGCAATCTTTGACACTCTGGAGGACACATATCCAGTGCAAAGGCAAAAAGCGTATAAGAGTCTATCAAAATACAACTACAATAGATACAGCTATGATTATGATGATTTTGAGACTGGATGGGGAGCTACTACACCAGTGAAGGACACATCCACTACTGATATTGAAATATGCGAAGGATGCAATGAATGGAGGCTCACAAAGGATATTGAGTATGTGTATAAGTATAGCACTTATATGTGTAAGGATTGTGTTGAAGTGTATAGTTAACCAGATACACATATAATATTGACAAGGGAAGCATCACAAGTGCTTCCCTTTTTGGGTGAAAAGAAGCCTTGATATTAAGAAAGCTAATTTAAAGACTATTTAAGCCACTTAAAATTAAAAATGATGTAACTACCTTACCAACATATTAGATGTGCTTATTTTGGCTAAAAATAGGCAAAGAATTGATTTTTAGATGCATGTCAATATATGTCATGCAATGTCAATACTATATTGATGTTGCAACATTGTTGACTATGCAACTAATTACCAGTTGCTAAATATCTTAGCCAAAAACCTGCCAAAAATCTTCTATGGGCATAGCCAAAAATCCAGCAAAAACTCCCAAAAACCTGCCAAAAATCCATGACAAAAATCTGTGACAAAAACCTTTTTAACAATAAATTAACTAAAATAAATTAAAATATCACAAATAATATATAATTTTACCAAACCAAAACAAAAAACCAATGCACCAATTAATTACCTTAACCCATCCTATGAAGTGTGCTATTACTGGCATACTCATTGACAAAGGCGAACAAGCCTATTACAGCCATGAGACAAAAAACTGCATACACCCATTAGAGTATGAGAGTAATATGTCTAAAGCCAAGATAGGAGACCCAAAAACTTATTTCAGCAGATTATCTAAACTAAACACCAAAAATCCTTAGATATGCCATTTTCTACTTGCTGTGGAGCACATACCAATTATCCAGAGATTAACCTATGTCCAGAGTGCTTAGAATACTGCGACTGGGAAGATGAAGAAGAAACCAACGAAGAAACAACAACAACACCAAAAAACCCATAACATGAAAAACCTACAATTTATCGAAGAGCTCGACTTTTTACTTAACGAAACTTTTTATTTTACCAGACAAGACGGAATGATTGTTTCTGGGTCAATGTCTAAAGATTATGATAAGGCGTATTCAATATACAGCAATATGATTAAAGGACAACCTAAGAGCCAAGAAAGAGTATTGTTCGAGGTACTAATCCCATCAAACTAAACAAATGAATCAAAAACTATCCCTTGAACAAAAGAAAAAAGGCATCAAAGAAGAGTTTACCTATGTGAACAGCAACGGCAGAATCTCAAAACAATACACCTACAAAGGCATGATTATCAAATGGGATAACATGATACTAAATGGTAAATGGTTTTACTGGAGACATAGCTATTACGCCTCACTTGATGCAGCAGTACAAGGAATAGACAGACACTTAAAAATTTATAACAAAAACAAATAAACATGGACAACCAAGAAACACAATTAGTAGAAAAAACATTAACGCCTATTTTCCCTTGTGAGTGGTGCTTTAAGTTTGGCGATAATGAGCCACAAGTATTTGCAGCAACCAATGAAAAAATAGATGACCAAGAACCAGCTATTAGATTGATGTTACCTAATACGGAAGAGACATCAGTAACATTCCAAGATGACGACAACACTTTCACATTATTCTGCAGACCATTAACAGAAGCAGGACAAGTATTAATTAACCAAAACAACCAACTACAAGATGATTCAAGTAACGGATTATAGAGCAATGCTTAGACATGGAGATATGAAAAAAATCTGTGCTATCACTGGGCTTTCACCATACCTATTAAAGACAAGATTAGAGAAGCACGATTACGAGACAGTTGAAATAGTAAAAACTTACTACGCCAACAAGTTAGAAGCACTTAAAAACCAAATCAATGACTACAGCGAAATTTAGAATGACACGCAAGTCTTTACTAAGACCAAAAAACTATGAGGTAGATAAGGTTATAGTAGATAATGTAATCAATAATGCGGCTAAAGTATTTAATATAAGGCCTATTATGATTACAAATAAAGGTAGATATAGAGAGAATGTACTTGCACGAAATATGTGCTTTTATATCCTTCATGTTCACTATAAACAAAAATCCGCCCAAATTGCCCCATACTTTAAAAGAGATAGGACTACAGTTTTACATGGCATAAACACTTTCGCAAACGATGTTGAAGTAGTGCCATATTACATGGAGAAATATCAAGAAGTAAGAAAGAAGATTAAGGTACCTAAATTATATTCAGACAAATAAAAACAAACACTATGGGATGGAAATCAACAGTAGATATTACAAGAGCAGATGCTTATAATATGATAGCCTTATATTTTAGTACTGTTATGCAAATGTCTGATGAAGAATTGACTGACTTACTTGAAACACTTGGATTTGGTGATAACCTAAATTTACCATATGTTGGACACAATTTTAATATTATATATTCTTAAAACAAACACTATGTATTCTACATTTCACCAACTTTCAGAACAAGACAAAAAACTATTTGTAGCTAAGATTCTACATGAGATTAACTACAGCCAAGAGTCTTACAACCTAATCAGTAGATTAGTAAACTATTGGGAACACAATCCAATAGTAGAAGCATCCTATTTTAACCAACCAATTAACACAACCAAAAAACTAAATTATGAGCACAGAATTAACTAATCAACCGAGGTTTGATTTAATCAACTCGGACTCAATGCTAAACTTATCTAAAGATTTAGCGAAACTTATCAAAGAAAAAGGATTGTCAAGCAACATTCAAGGAAAGCAATTCGTTAATGTTGAAGGATGGCAATTCGCTGGAGCTTCTTTAGGGTTAATGCCGATTATCACAGAAACTACGGACTTAACTCGAAGAGGCACAGAACCTGGTCAAGTAGAAATTAAGTACATGGCTAAGTGCGAAGTACGAAACATTAATACTGGTCAGTTAGTAGCTACTGGAGTAGCAATATGTAGCAACTTTGAGCATAGCAAAAAGAGATTTGATGAGTATGCAATCTTATCTATGGCACAGACAAGAGCAATCGGTAAGGCGTATCGTAACTTACTTGCATGGTTAATGAAAGCTGCAGGATTTGAAGCTACACCAGCAGAAGAGATGGACTTTGCACCATCAGAATCACCTAAAAAACCTTCTCAAACAGTTCAAGAAGTTGTAGCAGAAATAGTAGAAGAAGAAGAAATAGATATTGATGCTATTAAGATGGAGATTGCTAATTGTACTAAAGTAAAACAACTAACAGATTTGTACTTTGGATATAAGCAATTATTTGATAGTAACGAAACTTTAAAGAAGTTATTGTCTATGAAAAAAGAAAACCTAACCAAAAAATAAAACTATGAGTTTAGAATTATTACCAAAAGTAGAACTTAGTTCTATCGAACCATCAAAGTTTAGCATTGAGTTGCTAAAACAAACTATCGTACAACATTTTAGAGAGACTGGAGACAACCCACTTGAGATGCTTGTTAAGGCAGAGGCTATCATTCAGCTTTTAGATGGCATTAGAGCCGATTTAAAGGAAGATGTGGTAGATATACTTTCATCGCATCCACAAGGCAAAGCAGAGGTCTTAGGAGCAGAAGTAAGTAAGTTTGAATCTGGAGTAAAGTATGCTTATGATGGCGACTATACTTGGCTTAAAATGAACCAAGAATTAGAAGCTATTAAATTTAAGCAGAAAGAAAGAGAATCATTACTAAAGACAATCAAAGACCCATTGGTTGACCCAGAGACTGGTGAAATGATTTATCCAGCTCCTAAGTATAGCACAACCACATTTAAAATCTCATTAAAGAAATAACATGAACCAACCAACAATGAACAATGAGCAGTTTGCTCTATGGGTAGCTTTAAGTTCTGGTATTGATAGTAAACTGTTTGAAAGAGCAGATGAAATATTAAAGTGGCTTGATAAGAGCACAAAAAAACCTGCAATACCTATAACGCCTAAAGGCAAATAGTAAACTTACACCACCTCAAGATTATTTTAATATTAAAAAATAACAAACGTAGTAATTTGGGTTCCTTGGGGTGGTTTTTTTAAACTTATGACAATCATTTTAACAATAGCAATATGGGAATTAGGCAAAGCCTTATTCTATAAACTAATTAGCAAATGAAAAATAGTCTAATATTTATTTACGAATTGATTTATTTTATACTAATTTCAGTTCCTTTATCACTTACAATATTATTTACAGCACACTTTATTTACGAACTAAAACGCATCATTAATGGGATTAGATTTAGAACCAAGAGGATTCGAGAACTCAATTAAGGTTAGAATGATTTACCTTGATAACAAAGAAGAAGAGCAGTTTATATCCATCGCAGCAGCTAACAGAAAGACCAACATTAACGCACAAGCAATACGAGAAGCACTTAATCCACTACAAAAGAAAAGATTTACCTATCAAAATCGATTAGTAGTGTTTCGTATAAAAAAATAACCTTATGTCTAAAAATTTAAAGCAAACAACTGTTAAATTTAGAAATAAAAATAAATATATAGAATTTATAGTTTATCAAAACTTATATGAGTTTTTTGAACCAGCTTTAATTTGTTGGTTAGCAAGAACTTATAAATTTACTAAAGAAGATTTATGTGAGTATATAAATAGTAAAAATACTCAACATAGATGTAATACTAAACAAGATTACGGAAAAATTTAATAACCTTATGTCACAATTTTACACAACAATAATTCATCCTATAAGAAAACACTTTAGCTTGTCTTGTAACGAATACTGCGTATTAGATACAATAATGCGTATGCAGAATAACGAATCGCATTGGTGCTATATGTCTAAAGATACCATGGCTAATGATTTAGACCTATCAAAACAAGCCGTTCTAAACATTATAACTAAGTTGGTAGAGAAGGAACTTATAGTCAAAAATCCAGCAACTAAACACTTACGCATTTCGTCAGTATTTTTAGATTATTTAAACGATTACAAAAAGTTTACCGATGGTAAAGAAACTTTACTTGAACGGTCAAAAAACTTTACCGAAACTGGTAAAAAAACTTTACCTAACAATAATACTAACAATAAGAATACATTTATAAGGCCTACGGCTGAACAAATAAATGATTATTCTAAGGAAATTGGATTTACTTTAGATGGCTCACAATTTATAGACCATTACGAAGCAAGAGGATGGTTAATAGGTAAAAATCCTATGAAGGATTGGAAGGCAGCAGTAAGAACATGGAAAAGAAATAGCAATCAGTTTACACCTACTACACAACAAACAACTAAAATCAGCCTTAAATAATGGAATTAGTAACACTACCACAGAGCAGAGAGTTAGAAAAAAGCATACTTGGAGCAATATTGATGGATAAAAGAACTTTGCCATTAGTTGTTGGACACCTAAAAACAGAGGTATTCTATGACTTAGGACACCAAAAAATCTTTGACATAGTAAAAAAGATGTATGATGATGGCGTTTATGTAGATATAACTACCCTAAACCAAAAACTTAAAGATGATGAGGCGTATAAAGAGTTAGGAGGTGCATTTTACCTATCAAAGTTAACTGATAATGTAACTGGAGCACACAATGTCAATAGCCATATTGAGATGCTTATTGAGGTTTATAAGAAAAGAGAAGCATTTATGCTGTTTAAACAAAGCGAATATGAATGTTTAGACAATGATAGTCAAGCTATAGATTTACTTGCTGCAGTTAATAGTAAACTTATAGCTTTACAAGAGTATGGTAATATCCATGAAAAGACAATAACTGATGTCATTTTATCGTTAAACTACTCAAGAGATAAGGCACAAAGTGGTGAGTTATTAGGTTATGATACTGGATTTAGTGAGCTTAATAACACTTTAGCAGGATGGTGCCGACCAGACTTTGTAGTCATAGCTGCAAGACCAGGAATGGGTAAGACAGCTTTCATGCTTTCAAGTATTTACCACCTATGTATTTCAAATAAGATTCCTACGGCCATTTTTAGCCTCGAAATGAGCTCCGAGCAATTAGTTGAAAGGTTAGAGTCAATAACGAGTGAGATACCGTTAAAACGCCTTAGAATGAATAATTTGAATGACGCTGAAAGAAAGATACTACTAAAAACTGATGATAAGATATTACTTTCCCCTCTACATATTGAAGATATGGGCGGTATAAGTATTTCGCAACTTAGAGCAAAGGCAACCATTATGAAGCAGAAGTATGGCATTAAAGTAATCTTTATCGACTATCTACAGCTTATGAGTGGACAAGGCAAAAACAATCAAAACCGAGAGCAGGAGGTAAGTTTAATAAGCAGAAGCCTTAAATCCTTAGCAAAAGAGTTACAAGTACCGATTATCGCCCTATCTCAATTATCTCGTAGAGTAGAGGAACGAGGAGATAAGATGCCACAGCTTTCTGACCTTAGAGAATCTGGTTCTATTGAGCAAGATGCTGATGCAGTTATTATGCTAATGAGACCTAATTACTATGAGATGACTAACCCAATAGAAATTGGTGGAACAGAATATGCTACTAATGATTTAGTTATCTGTAAGGTTGAGAAGAATAGACATGGCACCACAAAAAACTTGCCTCTAAGATTTTTACCAGAAACAATGACATTTATTGACTATAAAAATTAAAATATGAAAACACCAATGCAATTTTTAAAGGATGAAATTGAAAGTAAAATTATACCATCAAGTAAAGAAAATGGTGAATTAACTGATTATCAATATGGCCATAATATAGCCTATTCAGTTGTTTTAACATTAGCCGAGTATTTAATTGAAGTAGAAAAAGAGCAGATACAAAGTTCTTTTAAAGCTGGTATGGATTATGCAGAATTTTCAGTTCCACCAAATTTTAATAATGAATGGGAAGAGTATTACAACCAAACTTATGTCAAAGCATAATGGCTATAGAAACAGACGTAAATTCGAGATAGAAGAGGCTCGTAATGCTGATGGTACCTATCAAGCTATTAAGTTGTTTGCTAAGAACACTAAGATTTTAGTTATACAGATGCCTACAGCTTTAATAGATGGATTTATGTGGTTAGAGTACGAAAGAGACAACCAACCTTCTGGCATAGCTGATAAAAATGTAGAGTTCTTTGCTATTAACTTTGATTTAAGGGATAGGATATACTTTATGAGGTCAGATATGCTAAGAAAAAAGGCTCGTAGATACTTTAGAGTAAACAATACTAAGGTCGAAGGAAACGTCAAATATGTTCAAGTTCCAATAGAGGAGATGATTCGCTATGTATAATATATAATAAATATATTGTAATTTTGGTTTATGGCAACATACAAAACAGCTTCCGAGCTGACCAAAATGATGATTGATTATTTAGGACAAAGAGGAATGGAAGTATGGAGAAATAATAACCTTGCTGTAAAAGGTAGGGCGTTTATTGGGAGGAAAGGAGTTCCAGATATAATCGGTTATGATAAGAAACATGGTCAGTTTGTAGCTTGTGAGATTAAGAAGTTAGGCGATAGGATTAGTCCAGAGCAGTTTACTTTTTTAACTCAGTTAGGATTAGCAGGAGGAGCAAGTATGTTATGTAGCCAGACATCAGATGAAACAATAAAATTAGAAATATTTAAAGATGGCGAAACTAAAATCTTCAGCTGGAGGGAATCAGAAAAAGAATTTCGGGAAGCGAAAAATGGGTAGGGCTAAAAAATCTTACAATAAACACCAAGGTAAACCTAAAAAATATAGGGGGCAAGGAAAATTATAATATGTATCCAAAAGGCAAACCATATCCAAGAAGCTCTTATGATGAAAATGGATTAAAAATTTGTAGTGATTGTAAAAATCATAAAGAAAAAAATCTATTCCCTTCTAATATTGGTACTTATGATAAAATTTCAAATATATGCAAAGATTGTACTAATAAAAGAAGTAGAGAATATTTCTTAAAAAACAAGGAAAAAGAATCAATAAGAAGAAAAAATAAATATTTGAAGTATAAACAAAAAGAAATAGAAGCATCAAATGTTTATAAGTCTAAAAAATATCATAATAATAATTCATTTAGAATATTAACAAATATTAGAAATAGGCATAGAATTGCTGTAAAAAGTGCAGGTATAGAAAAAAAGTTTAAAACAACTTTATTACTTGGATGTAATGCAGAATATTTAAAAAAATATATAGAAATACAATTTAAAGATGATATGAATTGGTCTAATTATGGTATTTTGTGGAATATTGACCATATTTATCCATTATCAAAAGTAGATTGGAATTGCATATATGATACAGCTAAATATTGCCATTATAGTAATTTGCAGCCATTGTATAAAATTGATAATATTATAAAGGGCAATAAAATAAAATATAAAAATTAAATTATGGAAAACTTAGAATTAGAAAACAAAGAAGAGAAAGTAGTAAAAGCTACAAAGAAAGCTAAAGAGTTTGTATCTAACGAGACAATACAGCTTATTCAAGACATCTTGGATGATGGTACTGTAGACTTAAAGTGGAGAGAAGCCTTAAAAGCACAAGTAAAAAAATATAAAAAAGATGCAGAATAACTACGAGTACGATTCAGTCGTTGAGAATGTTATCAATCGTTTAAAAGACAGAGCAAGGATTGGCTTTGAGAAATACGGAACCGACCTTGACAGAAATGACCTAATAACAGAACAATGGATTGAACACGCAATAGAAGAGGCATTAGACTTTAGTCTTTACCTCACTAAGTTAAAAGAGCAATTAAAAAAAAGTTTATAACAATAAAAACCAAACAAAATGTCTAAATCAAAAGAACTCTACCTTGGGAGATGCTTTACACTTACAACAGCATTCGGTAGTTTAAGAAAAATCTCATTAGGCCCACAAGACCTACAAAAATTAAATGACTTTGCAGCCGATAACAAAGGATGGGCTAACATCTTAGTAAAGATGAAGAAATCCTTTAACGCTGGTGAATCAGATTTCTATGTGGAAATTGACCCATGGAAGCCAGATGGTGAAGTAAAAAACAAAGATTTACCTTTCTAAATTATTATTATGAAAAATATACTTGAAGCCTTAGTTGGAATGATTGCCCTTATGGGAATGTTATATATCCCTTTTGCCTTTTTAGTAGGCGAATGGAACCCAACTTTATGGCATATTACTTTTAGAGGATTATATGTACTTTCTATTGCAGCAATAGTTACTTACGCCTTAAAGGAGTATAATAAAAAATAAAGTGTTGTGTTTTGTAGATAATAGGTGGCCCTCCATTTTTTAATGGGGGGTTTTTTATGTATCAATGTGACTTATAACGAACAAACATGAGTCAAAAAGTCCTTTTTATGACACATTAAGTAAAGTAAAATAAGAATATCTATATGTTACTTTAAAGCAGATTATTATAATTTAGGTACAACAAGAGTTTATAATTTCTGTTCACGTTTTCGTGAAAGGTTTAAATTAGTGAACATTTGCGTAGTATTACTACTGATTTATGTAACTTAATTACACTTTATCGTATGAATAAGTGTCACAATTTTAGGAATATTTGTGACAAAAAAAGCCCCAGATTTTACCTGGAGCCTTCACCAAAACCAACCAAACACCTATGAGAGAGCATCTTAATTCTGTTTATTAGAACTATCATAAAATTTTGTTAAAACAGTACCATATAACATTGCTTGGTACCTCATGATAAAACTATTTACTGATTCGTTCACATAGAAATAGTCCTCGTTTGTCATATAAACGAAACATCTTTCATCATTTTCATCATCCGCAGTAACACTTGCTACTTGGTATATGTTTATGTAAGCATCAGATTCCTCAGAATTATCTTGGAACTCATAGCTTTCATCTTCATCTTCCGTTAATTGTATGATGTGCATTAACATTTTTGATACTATTTTTTAAAACAGTGAGCCGCAATTCTTTTTTAATCAACTCAAGTTTAGCTTCCAAATAATTCTTTTCTTTCATTAATTGGTCAATCTTTACGTCTACTTCTCTGTTCATACAAATTTACGATTTAATTCTAATGGAAATAAAAAGTGCATACCGCATTGAAAATCAATGTAATACACACTTTAAAATATTTACTAAACTATTGTTACTTCTTAGGTAACCTAATAATCTTGCTGCCTAATGGCATCGGTACAAATATAGCAACTCTTCCGCCATCTAATACCACTCCGCAGCCTAATGTTGGTCTTTTGGGGAAAGGTCGTGAATATTCCATAGCATAGGCATCAATGTCGATACCACAGCCTACGTTCATACCAAAAATCATGTCCTTATCTGATGATGAGTATAAAACACCACCAAATGAGTGCACATGACCTATAACAGTTGATTGTCGAGCATCTCTTGCTCTGTTGATTGCACCAGCTTGTCCAGAACTTCCAGTGCCATGAGTGTATAGAACACCGTCTATTTCCCATTCTAAGGCCCATTTCCAGCCTTTAGGAGCATCCCATGCTTGTTCGTATGATTTGATGAATCGTTCTGGTAAACCGCTTGTTTGAGCCTTTCTTTTGTGTAGGGCTGAGTGGTTACCGATACAGACTTTAACATTAGGGAAAGCCTTGTACCATTTATACATAGCTGCTTGAGCTAAATCAGCTTCTCTACCAGCTCCATGACCGTCTGGTTTAGATTCGTGATAAGAGATTGCGTGATTGTCTACTTCATCTCCGATATGTACTACTTCGGAGCATTGAAACTTGTTAGCCACTTCAAGGCAAAAGTTCCTATAAAGTGGATGACAGAATGGTTCGTGGGTATCGCCTATGATTAAGACGTTTCTCTTAAATGCCATATTGGTTGGTTTGGTTAGTCTTTGTGAGGTGCGTAAACGGTTCTCCCATTATCCTTTAACGCATCTAATATTTGCTTTCTATTTTTCCCTGCATTATAGCTAACATGAACCCAAGCATAGTTGAACTCATTGATTAACTGGTCAAATTCAAGGTTATATTTTATATATTCAAATATTTCTTTATTGGTAACACTACCCATGCCATCCATATCAATATCAACAGCCTTACCTTCAAGGTGCTGTGATTTTAACGCACCACCAATGTAATGGTTAAGTGTTTTACTTCGGTAACCACTTGAAATAACAATAGGGCCGTATTTAGCCCTAATTGGTTCAAGTATTCTTTCGCAAAGTACTCTAATGTTTTCTAAATGCTCTGGCGTTGGATTGTTAGACACACCATGTCTTTTAGCTGATTCGCTACGAGTAAATTCTGCTAAATTAAAATGTGCTGTTAGTCTCATAGGACATAAAATTAGGACTTTTTATTAAGCTGCTTTTTTACGAAGCCATACATCTGCATACCTAACCAAGCTATAGTCATTAAATAAACGATTGATTGTAGCAAAGGATTTATCTGTACTATCCCAAAAATATTAAGCCATGATACTGCTGTAAAAGTGATTCCTATTGGAGTTAAATCTGAGTTCAAATCGTTAAAGTTTGACATTGTTATTTCTTGTTAAATATTGTTGTTACTACACTTGCTGACAATAAAGTAGCAGAATACATAAGCAATGAGTCAAAGGCTGTCTGAGACAATAACGCTGTAAATATCCCAGTTATTGCACATAACAAAGAAATCATACCAGCTACTCTTTTTGAGCTAACTTCTGAACCACCAGAGAACATATCCTTTATAAACTTTATCATTTCTTACCTATTTTAAAATACAAGCTACCAGAGTAACTCATATTATTATTATTATTAATATTAAGATTAAGACCTATTAGAGCCTTATTTTTGGCATTTAGCATCAATCCAGGACTTAGTACTTCTAAGCCATTTAATGGGCTAAAATCGCCTCTTATGCCGTAATAAAGCCTATATTTAGCTTTCTCTGCATAAAACTCCTTAACATAGATGGTTTTTTCGGTAATCTTGGACTCAAAAGACCTTGATTTTATACTATTTTGGCTGATAGTATCATTAATCACAAAGATATTAGAATCTTGTTTAATAGTGTCAGAATAAGCCCTGCTTACGTTGTAATCGTACATAATAAAAGCAGTGTCATGAGTAGCAATGGTATCTGTAGCTATAATGACAAAAGGGATAGAATCTCCCTTTATGTACGTTTTTCTGTACGTTTTTAAGTACACTGTATCATGTATCTCCTTAACCTTATTGTAGTTACTCATATCGGCAAAGTCAGCCTTTTTATCGGTTTTGTGAAGTGACTCATAGGCAAATACGCCTAAGAAAAAGAATCCAATAATAAGTATATAGTCTCTAAGATGTTGCATATTATACGAAGTCGTAAGGGCCAGTGCCTTGTAATGTTATAGAATAAGTACCTGGGCTTTCTAATGGGCCACTAATTGATATAGAAGTAATATAGCAGTCAGCATTAATAGTAACATTACCACCACCATTTAAAATCACAAACTTTACATTTACCAATGTTCTGTTCTTTTGTAGGCCTAAAAGTGTATAATAGTTAACATTATCCATTGTAATAAAGCCATCAGCACTAATCTCAAAAGATGTAGATGTAGGCAATATTTGAGTATAAGTGCCAGTAGGAGCTGTTGTAATGTCTATAAATTCAGTATTAACTGACATTGTGCAATTTGTAGAAGCACCAAAAACATTTGTAGATGCTGTTGAGTTTCGATAAAGAACCATATTTGAACCAGAAGTAATAGCCATTTTATATTTTTATTTATTTGTATTTAAATATATGTTTCTAACAATATTAGTAGTTAAGCCAAAGTTAATGGCAAACATATCTACATCTTGAGTTCCTCTTCTTAAATCCCATTTGAAAGATGTTAGTACATAGGTTTTAGCAGCAACTCCAGTTGCGTAAGAATAAGAAAACTTAGAAAGTAAATCATATCCTATACTCTTAAAATTACCACTTATGTTTAATTGATTGTAAAGCTCATCAACGCCAACATCTTCAGAAACAAGGTCAAATATAGCAGCTGTTGTTCCAGAGCCATTTCTTTGCCAATTATTTAATATTGCACTTCTGTCAGATGTCAACCATGCACTTATAAACCTTGAAGCAGCTACATTATCTCCATTATTAAAAGTAATAGTGCTTGGTATAGTAACAAAAATATTTTGGTCACCAAATATTGTTATATCATCATAGGTTTCATTATCCTTATTAAATAGGCTGTCTTTAGCAGCTTCATTTACTTGAGCAGTAAAGTTTTGAACGCTTGAGTTTACACCATAGTATTGAATCCTAAAAAACCCAACATAAGTATATAAATTAGGAATTGTAGGCCCTACATAATAAGGTTGATATATCCTAACAAATAATTTACCATCATTTGGTATATAAGTATATTTATATGTAGAGCCATCAAATGAATTATGATCAAGTATGTAATCAGTATCTTGGAAAGAACCATTTGGATTCCAATAGTATGTAGGTAAAGTAGCGTCATTTGGTATTAGAATCACTCTTGCAGATTCAGCAAATAAACCACCAGTATTTATATCTGACCATACTGAAATAATATCACCAGCAGAACAATTATATGCTTGAGATTCAATGCTTGTACCAGAACCTAAACCAGTTGTTTGACTTGTATAGAACCTTGCTTGGTTAGTAGTACCATTTCTTTGATACGTTAAACTTCCACTCCAAGCATCTACACTTGTACTTGATGTCCATGAGCTAAAGTCTCCATTAAGTACACATTGAATAACATTCTGTAACTTACTATTAGTAGTATATGATTTATTGCCCTTAGATAATGAAACTTGTAATGACTTTCCAATTTGATTAAAGTTATTGGAATCATCTATAGTTACAGTTGTATCATTTTCAGTAAAAGTAGACTGGTATGTTCCAGCACTATTATACTTAAAATAGTCTCTTGATGAGCCTCTTGTTAATGAACCGTAAGAAGTTAAATAATATTCGCCATTTTTTTGATGACAAATAAAACCAAACTTTCTACATAGTCCATGTAATACTGTGTACCAAGTAATATAATTACCAGCACTCTCTATAAATGCGTTCTTTTGAACAAACATATTTTCAAGTTCTCTATCTGCAATCCCAGTATTTTTATAATACCAGTTTACGTTATAGTTTAATCCTAAAGCATTAGAAGCAAAAGCATTAGTTAAAATATCCTTAAATGAATATGTTTCAGAAGCATTAAATCCAATTACAAAAGTACTATCGTAGTATATCTTCTTTTCTTTAAGATTAGCTAATCCATCGTTAAAAACCATTGAGAACTCTTTAATAGACACTGGACTATAAATAATCTGCTCAACTGGTACATATAAACCAACAAATAAAGTTGTCCATGATGCAGGAGGTGCACCAGATACCGATACGCCAGTTTCTACAATTAGCTTAAAATCATTATCATCTGCATTAAAGAACTCTTCTACATCAAAGTTGCTATCAGCAATAGCATTTATAGTAGCTTTTTTAGATATAATTGGGTTAAATGATTTACCCTCACTATCTATAGTCTCTATGATAACTGGATTCCCAGTACCTACGAGTGCATAGCTACTGCCTCCATATCCATCCTTATAAATAGATGCTCTATATTGAGTCTTATTTGTACTTGTTGGGTTAACAAATACGTTATCGAATGTCAGTTGATATTTTAGTCCGTATGCCATTAGTAAGTGCTTTGGTTGTTTCTACTTGCTTTATTCATCAAAATTAGTAAATCATTACCACTTATTCTTGCTTCAAGTGTTCCTCCGCCACTACCACCAATCATTGATTGTAACTTATCTAAAGGTGCTACAATTTCTGGATTATTAGCAGCTCCAGGATATTCTCCTACAAGTCTATAAGATGGGCCACCAAATATTCCACCTTTAGCAGTAGGACTAAATAAGTCTGCAGCTAATCCCATTCCACCAGCAACAAGTCCACCAAACATCTTTAAAGCACCTCCAGCTTTAGCTAAGTTTGCTTGTCCTCCTGGCAATAATGAAATAATTGCGACAGCTATAGCAGCAGCGATTGCAACTTTAATAAGTTTTTTAATTACATCTTCAAATGCTTGTGCTAAAACCTCTCCTATACTTGCTCCTTTTTCTAATAACATATCTAATGCTGGGCCTAAAGCATTCATAATACCAAAGCCAAGTTTTTGTAAATCTTCAAATACTTCTTTAGTTATAGCTTTATTATTATTAGCCCATCCTTTAAATGCTTCTCCAAGTCTCTTTAAATAATCATCATAAGTAATAAATCCATTATCAGCCATATATTGCAAGTCTTGAGCCTCTTGCTCATAAAGGCCTTTTTGTTCTTCTCTATCACCAGTTGCTAAATTTCTTCTATCCTTATAAAATTGGTCAAATAATGATAAAGTATCTTTATAACCTCTCTTTAATATATCAAATTGTTCTTTTTCATCATCTTCAAAAGACTTAGTATTTTTTTCAGCTTGAGCCATTATTGCTTTACCAAACTCTTGCTTGTTTAAAAGTCTTTGTGCTTCAAAATTAGCTTCTATGTCTTTTCTTTCAAGAGCATAAGTTCCATCTATTTTTGCTCTTTCTTTTGCAATTCTTTCCTCTTCATTAATAATTAAATTGCCATAATAATAAAACATATCTAAATCATCCTTATATGTTTTTTGCTTACTCTTTAATAACTCTAATCCAGATGTGCTAACTTTTTTCTTTGGCCCATCACCTTTTGTAGGTTCAATATTTAAACCTGCAGATGCTCCAGCTCTAAAATCAACTGAATTTTGCAATAAAGACATTGAATTTTGCAAAGACTCATTTGATGTTCTTAATTTGCTATTTGCCTTTTCTAATGTATTAATTTGCTTGATAGTTCTACCATAAGGAGTTAAAATTGCTCTTCTTACTCCAAATTGGTCTTGAATAATCTGTTCTTCTTTTGTATCATTATATAAAACAAGACTATTCCTTAAATTAGTAATAGCCTTTTCATTATCATCTATAGTTTTTTTATTTGTAAATAATTCTCCAGCCTTCTTTTCTATTTCTGCAGTCATAGCACTTGCTTCTGCACGAGCAATAATAGCTTTAGTAAGTTCACCTACAGATGTTGTTAATCCATCTACAGATGTCTTTTCAAGTGACATATTCTTAAAATATTCAGGATATTCATCTTGTAATTTTTTAAGAGCTGCTCTTCTTTGGTCTATAGCTAATGTTTGATTATTAACTACCGAAACAAGTGCTTTTACTTGAGATATTTCACCATAAGCAGATGATATTGCACTATTAAGTGATTTATTATATTCATCTTGAGCATCATTAACTTTTTTAGTAGTTTCAAATACTTTAAATAATCCCATATCCCAAGCAGTAATAGCGGCAGTAACTGCTGAAAATGCAAAATAAGCTGCACCAGCACCAGTAGCCATACTTCCAAATAAAGCTGGTAAGTTGTTTTGAATACCTCTAAAACCATAAGGTAAATCTTGCACAACTAAAGATAGTGCTGTCCATTGTTTATTAGAATTTTTTAAGCTATTAGCACTACCAGCTATTGCACCAGTTGCTCCATTAGCAGCATTTTGAGCTGCTGTTAAAGAACCTTTTAATTGGTCTAAATTAGTCTGTAATAACTTTATAGCACCACTTGTAGGTTTTATACCAGCAGTCACAAGTTTTACCATGTAAGTCTCAAGTGCAGCTATCTCCTTCTCAATATTCTTAATGCTTTTACCAAATAACTCATTAGAAGCACTTATTTTATTAATCGTAGCTGTGTACTGGTCGGTGGCCTTAATTATAATATCTACACCTTCATTATTCGCCATTATTATACTGGTTTAATATTTTCGTATTTTTTTAGTACCTCTTCTAACTCTTCGTTAGTCATTATCCTAACATTTTTCTTCTTATTCCTCTTATCGCAATCTAAATCTAAAAGCTCAGTAGGTTTAACCTTCTTACCTTTAGGTAGCTGCATATTGACAAGGATAGTAGTTTGCCATCTTGACCTCACCCATTCTTGCTCCTCTTTATGCCTATAACCATACCAAATAAAGTCTAATTCAGCCATGGTCATCTCCCAAAACAAATGGGGAAGTATTTGACACTCCCCCATTGTATATCTTTCTATGTCAATCCATTCTAATTTTTTTTTTCTTCACCAGCCTCTGTTGACGTAGAACCAGGTTGCTCTAATCCGCTATTCATACTTTCTGATAGTGCAGCCATGATTTCTTGGAACTGAGTTCCAGCGATACCACCCATGTCATCTATCCAATCGCATACGTCAATCTCTTTAAAATCTGGCGTTCTTCCTTCCTTGTAGAAAGGGTATTCAGCAGCAGACCTTACTAAATTAACGATAGCATCTAAAGCAGATTCACCGCTTAAAGCTGTTCCTATCTCTGTTGGGCCAATACCTTGTAACTGACAGAATCTCTTTAGAGACCATGTGCAGAAACGTAACGGTATTACCTTACCATCAGAAAGTGATAGGTTAAATTGTCCTCTCATATATTTGGTTTTTAGTTTATGCGTTGGTAGTCATCACTAATGCTCCAGTTCCAGTGAATGATGCAGAGAAAGTAGCTGGAGATTCCATGTCACCAGTAAAGTCTAAAGACTCAACCGCTGCAGTTCCAGTCCAAATCTTGTCACCACTTACGAAAGTAGAGAAAGTCAAAGTTACATCAGTTCTTGAACTTACAGAAGAAAATAAATCTTCTACGTTTACACCAGCTGCAGCAGATTCGATTACCGCTAAGCCATCTGTAGTTACTGACCAAGAACGAAGTCCTTGAATTTGAGCCGCCCATCCGCCACTATCTTTTGTAGTAGAATCTGGTAAGTCTGTTGATACTGATAAAGAACAAGATGTAGAGTGAGCTACAGCTACTCCACCTATCTTTACTACCAATAGGGTTCCGTTAAATACACCAGTTGTTGCCATTTTATTTGTTTTTTTATGTTATTTATGTTGTTTGAGTTACAAAGTGGTCTACCACTATAACTCTTCTAAAAATATATGTTTCTTCTACATAGTCAAAAGTAGCCTGGTTTGATACCATATTCCTTGTAACTATTTTGAAATCTGGAGAAGCATCTGGGTAATCTGCAGGAGCTACTCCTATGATTTCCAATAAGCCATTAGCCCATTCATCTACTGACTTTTGACCTACCTCTCCAGACTTAAATGTCCTATATACAATGTCAAACTGTATGCTTACATCAAAGTTATAGCTTGTTTTGTCGCTATTCTCTACTGATGTCTGAGAGCTTATTAACAAGAATGGAGGCTCGGCACCATCTGGAGCTATGGTATCATATACCGATAACTCGTAGGCGTTAGCATTTATCTTGTCGAAATAAGCCTTTCGTATAGCATATCCGCAGTCTTTCATTATCCTTCTACCTCTACTTCTTTAGAATCCGTTTGTTGGCCATTTTGAGCCTCATTTAGCTCACCAAAGAACTTCAGCAATGGTAATCCATAGGCTGTAGGAATAGTGTTTATAAACGCCTCTAATGACTTCAAGTGCTCTTCGGTTAATTCTAACTTTTTCATATTTGGTTATTTTTACAAATTTAGGTAAAATTATTTAGCTGCAATCATTGCTTTTAATTCTTCTATTTGAGCTTGTTGTTCTTGTACTGCTTTTACTAAATGAGGTATAATAAAGTCCATCCTAACTGCTAATAATTGTTCTTTTTCTTTAAACACGCTTACTGCATCTGGTATTACCTCTTGCATTTCTTGCGCTATAAATCCAAAGTTATTTTTTAAACCATCTATTAAGTCAAACTTTTTAGCTTTAAGCCCTAATACCTTTTGTAATCCGTTATCTAAATCAGTAATGTTTTCTTTTAATCTTATATCAGAACCGCTCCAAGCACCAACTGAATACAAATAACCATCATTTCTTACATATATTAAATCAGTTCCATCTTGTTTACCTACGTTAAATGATTGTGTGGTGCTATCTGATGTTTGACCTCTTACAACCATTCTAATACTATCATTACCAGATACACCAATACCAATATTGCCATTTGCCCTAATTCTCATAGATTCAACTCCGCCACGTGCAAAAGATATAGATTGACCACCATCTGCTTCTAAAATAGGAGAACCAGTTGAACTATATTTATATATTGAAAGTCCCCAAGTTGCTTCGTCAGATATTCTTAATGCAGTTTTAATAAAAACATCACCATTAGACCCGTTTATTTTTAATCTTTGTATTGAATTAGTAGATAAAAATAAATCTCTTGTAGACCCACTACCAATAACCGTTGAATAAGCAGTAGTTCCAGATGCTAAATCACCACCCGTTGAATTATCGCATCCTACAATCATATTGCCACCACCACTACTTTGAATTTGCATTCTTACAGAACTTGTAGTAGTAGGGAATATTAATAAAGATTGACCTGCACCATTAATTCTTACTGTGCTTGCAAATGTAGATAAACCAGTTGAGGCTATTCTTAATGAACCACTTGTAGTAGTTAAAAATAAATCATTATCTGCTCTTAATTCAAGGGCATTTAATACTCCAGCTCCAAGTTGTGCAGAGTTTCCTAAATAACCTATTGGTGTACCACTCCTTCTAAAAGTAATATATCCACCATTTGCATCTGTAGAATTAAAAATCGCATTTACCGCACTTGATATTGTAGACGTAAGTACACCAGTTCCTACTGCTCCACTAAAAGTAGCACTTGTACCACTTAAAGTACCAGTAAGTGTACCACCAGTTAAAGGTAAATAAGATGTGTTATCATAGCTTATAGTTGTACCGCTTATCTTTACAAATCCAGTGCCACTTAATGCAGCTTGTTTTGCATTTAATTGTGTCTGAATAGAACTTGTTACACCCTTAACATAACTTAATTCAGTTAATGAAGGATAAGTACCAGTTGATAATGAACTAATCACTCCACTTGTAGAGAAGTAAGCAATTTCATTTATAGTTCCAGAACCACCAATATATGTAGGTACGTTTATTACACCACCGCTATAAGTTGCAGCACCGCTTGTACCAGTTGTTGTTAAGCTGATAGCACCTTGTGCTCTACCAGTTGTAAAGTATTGATTAGTGCCTTCTGCAACATCTGAAGTTGTTAAAACTACTGTTCCAGCTTGTCCGTTTACAGTTGTAACTGGGAAAGCAATGTTTGTATTTGAAGCACTTGTGATTCTACCTTTGCCATCTATAGCTATTGTAGGAACCGCAGTTGTTGTACCATAAGTACTTGCAGTAACACCAGTATTAGCTAATGTTAAAGCAGCAGTAGCGTTTGCACTACCATCGAAGCTAACTGACCATGCAGCGTCTCCAGTTGCAGATATTGTTCTTGCAGTTGAAAGTACGTTTGCAGCGTTTGCTGTACCAGCTAAGTTACCTTCTACGTTAGCAACTAATGTGCCAACAGTATATCCAGTTCCAGTAGTGTCTACTACGTTAGTAGGTTCATCTACTAATCCAGTAAACATCTTAAATTTACCAGCATCAGAAGCATCTCTAAATAATCCAGTAAACTCAACACGAGTTTGAGCTGAATCGTAATATCTACCATAATATCCGATGTCTACAGCATCTGTAGTATTGTTATCGTTAGCTACCTCAAACAATGGGTCTTTAGAAGATATTGATTGAGTGTTTACATAAGTTGCAGTACCATTTATAGTTAAGTTACCGCTTACAACTACGTTGTTAGGGAAAGTAACATCATTTGTGAATCCAACAGTTGTAGTGTTACCTACAGTAGAAGCAGCAATCTGATTTGCAGTTCCGTTAATTGTTGTGATACCTTGGTCAGTCCAAGTAGCTGTAACTACGTTAGCATCTTGCTGAGTCAAAGACAAAGTCTTAGTAGATGTACCAGTTACTGCAGCAGATACGATAGAACGATTGTAAGCTGTATCGTACTCGCCTAATTTAACCGTTGTAGGAATAGCATATCCAGCAGTTAAGCTAAGAATACCACTTCCAGATGAATAGTCTAAACCAACAGCGTTTTCGCTGAAGGCTGCTCTTGAACGAGCATCTGTGTAATATAAGTTAGTGCCTTCGTCTAAGTCTGTAGTAGTCTTAGCATCAAAAGCAGTATTAAATCTTGCTTGAGTATAGTAAAGGTTTGTACCCTCTGCTAAATCAGTAGTAGTCTTTGTACCGAATCTTGAGTCGAATCTTGCGTCTGTCCAGTAAAGGTTGGTACCTTCAGCTATATTGCTTGTTGTAAGGCTTATTGAGGCTCCTAAAGCCAAAGAAAGACCATTGATAGTAACTGAGCTATTAGTCAAACTTGAGTTAGGTATAGAGCCTAAATTAAAGTTTCCAGTAGTGCTATTGTAAGCAATACCAGTACCAGCAGTTACACTTAACGCATTTCTTGTTCTTGCGTTAGTGTAGTAGAGGTTAGTAGAACCTTCTGGTAAATCATCTGTATCTTTAGTTGCAAAGTTAGTTGCAAAGTTTGCATCACCTCTTGCAGTTGTAAAATAAAGATTCGTTCCTTCTGCCAAGTTCGTTGTGCTCTTAGCAGCGAAAGCTGAATCAAATCTACCTTGAGTATAGTATAAGTTAGTTCCTTCAGCAATGTTAGTCGTAGTACCAGCTACATTCTCCCATACAGCTAAAGAAGAGTTATATTGTAAAATGTTGTCATTTGCAACATTCGTAATTCTTACGTTATGAAGTTCATCGATTTCGTAGCCATTGTCAACCTTAACAAAGATTTTACCTTGTGTCTTGTGAGCATAAACTACAAAACCTACAATGATAGTATGTTGAGGAGCTACTGGCTTAACCTTAGTAATAGCACCAGGCGTAGTTGGAGAAAGGTATAAAACATCACCATCGTTCCAGTCTTGTAATTGTAAATCACCAGTTGTATCTACGTCAGTTATTAAGCCACTTGTTGTAATAAAACCTTCTTGATTATTAGCTATATTTTCAGCTACTAAACCTAAAGTATCTGTAGAGTTAGCATCGTTATTAGCTTGTGCTAATGCTACAGCCAATCTTTGACCTTGAGCAGCAGCAACTTTAACCACTTGATAAGCAGCCTTATTTAAGATGCTACCAGAGTTATTAAGTACTCTTGCAACTTGCTTTTGACCTATTGGCAATATAACATTACCACCCATTAAGCCTAAGTTGTTAGTGCCATCTACATTGTTCCAATACATCTTAGCTACAGCGTTAGCTTCACCAGCACCAGTATTAAGTTGCAAGAAATCACCTTGAACACCACCATCTGCAGTTGCAATAGTAATAGTCGGAGTTAAAGTTCTTAAACTATCGTTATAAGCCCAAGTGATACCAGTACCATTCTGAATCAAAGTGGCTACTGTATCATCAATTAAATCTTGTATCTGAATACCACCTCCAGTAATAATCAAATCACCAGTGATAGTTAAATCACCAGTAATTGTAGCTGCAGTAGTTGATAAAGAAAGAGCAGTATTTACTCCACCGCCATCTTGTACTGGCTGTAAACTACCACTTACTCCAACATTATTAGCACCAATTTGTAGTACTTGTCTATATGTATTTTTTACCGCTTTACCTTGAAGAGTAGCCATTATATTTTAATTTTTTTTATTTTAGTAACCATTTTATATAGTTCTTCTGAAGCCGATAAGAACAAGAACGGTCTATGGGGCAAATTTACTAAATTTCCATTACTCCGTTTAAACGTTCTTGCGTAGCCCTCAAGTTGATTCATATTTAGATTTCTATATACTGGAATCTGAAAATCATTACCAGTACCAAACTCAACAAAAGGAGAATAATTAGACTGTCTACCCATACGACCTCCAGAGCCAACTCTTGCTCCTGCGTTCATTGTGTAAGGAGTGCTATAGATAGAAGCCTTTAATAAACCAGTTTTACCTCTTGGTGCTCTTTTTTCTGCATTTCTTTCAATAGTCAAAACAGACTCATTTATAATCTTCTGTATTTGTTGAGTAATTACATGAGGTGCTTCTTTTAACCTTTTTGATAGGTTAGTCACACTTTTGCTTTTATCTATTGAAAATGACATTAAGTAGTTTCCCAAGTTGTACTAATGTTCTCCCAGAAAGCAGTAATACTATCCCAAGTACCAACTCTCTTTAAAGTAGAACAAGTGATTCTTAAAAAGTTATGTCCATCATATTCATCTATAATGCTGCTAATCAAGTAGATATTACCATCATAAGCAATAGTAAGGTCATTAGAAATAGAGATACTATTAGCATCCCTTATCCTAAAAACAATGTTATCTGATATAGAGTCCTTACCAGCTATGTTTGTTTTGTTTTGATTATCTCTAAATATCTCAGCCCAACAAGTATAGTAGTCTACATCTGTTAAGATTTGACCACCAGCACCATCAGATTCCGATGTTTTAGATTGGAAAGTAATCCTATTTTTAAGTCTACTTATCATTATAATATTATGCTTACTCGTTTAAAAGGCTTCATTAATTCGTATGCAGATGCTATGTTAGCATTTGGCTTACTATCCTCTACAGATGATTCTCTGTAATCATACAAGTCAGCAAGTATCTTATACAAGGCTGTTTTCATCACTGCAGGAGTAGTCGCATAACCACAAGTGTAGGTAAACCTAAACTCCATGTGACTAAAAGCAGTCATATACAGCTTCTTGTAAGTTGTGCCTAAAACATTATACTGAGGTACGGTAATCTCTATCCATTCTTCATTATCCCAATATTCAACCTTAGTAATACTATTGATTGGTGCGTATGGAAGTTCTAAGAACTCATCCACATAAGCTACTACTTGCAATGTACGAGCCGTCATAGCCACACCAGCATATTTCTCTAATCTAACCCTTGCAGAAGTGATTAAAGAGCTTATTAAGTCGTTATCATCATCAAAGTCAACCTTTAGATAGTTCTTTGCTTCGGACAATGTTATTGGTTCTGAAACTGGCTCTACTGTGGTTGTAACATCCCTTATAATCTGCATATACCATTATTTTTACAAAAATAACTAAAATATAGTAGACATAAAAAAGGGATAGCTTTTTAGGCTACCCCTTTATATTTAGACTATTAAGTCACATTACCAAAGTCTTAGGCTTGATTTCCAAAATCGCCATAGCAGAACGCACCAGCGTAGTAGATAGGGAATGCGATTCTTGCCTCAACACGAACTGTAATCATGTTCTCAACAGCGTTGTTACCATCTTGGTCAAAGAATTGAACAGAGATACCATTACGTTGCATGATTTGAGCACCCATTGACCAGTCACCTACCAAGAACTTATCAGCAGTGATAGCTGTAGACTTGAAGATAGGAATACCAGCGATAGATAATTGACCATCAGTTGTAACCACTGTAGAACCTGGTAAAGAGTACGCAGAGTTCACATTCTTAGTGTTTACGATGTTAGCCCAATCTGAAGGGTTAATCAAGATACCAGTTGCAGAGTAGTTACTTGCTTCAACTTGTGCAATAGCTTGTACTAATTGCTCAACGTCTACAGTAGCAGCACCACTGAAAGCAGAAGCTACAGTAGTCAAACCAGTCAAGTTAACACCAGAACCAGAACCGAATAATAATTGAGCATCTTCAGCTACTAAGTATTTCTCTAACAATCTTTGTTGTAAGAAAGAAGTCATAGCAGGAACGTCATCTAACATTTGACGAGAGATTTTAACGTAACCAGCGATAACTTGTGCAGGAGCATTAACCATGCTGATATCGAAATCAACTTGAGCTTTTGCACTACCTTGAGTTTGGTTAGCAGGAGCACCTTCACCACCAGTTTCTTGAGGGAAAGTAAATAATCCTTGAGAAATTGTACCTACTGGTAACAAACTTCTAACGTGGATTTTACGAGAAGGTAAACCGTAAACTTGATTAGCATAAGCACGTGGAATATCTCCAGTTAAGTTAGCTGCTTCAGTCATGTTACCTACTGCCTTAGTGTCCATAATGAAAGAAGTGTTCTTCATTTCACCACGACCTAATTTTGCGATGTTGTCCGCATTTTTTTCAATTTGCTCACCTAAAGTGGCATTGAAACCTTTGAATTGATTTTCGTTCATTGTCTTACGATTGCTTTTTGCCTCTAATTTGTCTGCAGCATCTTTAACTACAGCAACTTGAGATTTTAATTCTTCTAATTCTGATTTTAAGCCATCTACCGCTACTGCGTTATCAGCTTTTAATGTTTCGATAGCACCGTTTACTTCGGTTTTAACGCCTTCGAAAGCACTTTTAATTTCTTCTACCATTAGTTGAAAATTTTAAATGATTGTAAATATTT